ACTTATTCTTGTATTTGTTCCTTCTTTATTTTCAACCATATGTGTTAAAGAAGATGGAAACATAATAATATCTCCAGTTTTAACAGTAAACCACCAAGATTCAGAGTTCCACATATTCCAATCTTTTATTTCAGGTTTTATAGTTTTATATCTATCATCGAAAAATTTAATTTTATCTAATTCTTCATGACAATTAATATAAAAAACTCCTGATACTAGAGAATTTGGGTGTGCGTGTTTATGATGAAATTGATTTGTTTCAGTATAATTTAACCAAGATTGAGTAATATAAGGTGTAACTGCATCTGTTGAAGATATTACTTTTTCAAAGTAATCTTTAACTCTTAAATCTAATTCTTTTTTAATATTGGCAAAAGGTTTTTCGTTTAAAATATAATTATTATTAGATGTAATGTTTCCATCATTTTTATAGAAATCCTTTTTATTTTTATATACAAATTTTAATTCTAATGATGTTAATACTCTATCTAATTTAGACATATAGATAGGTGTTGGAAATATTCCGTTAATAACTGCTTCTGTCATTCTAACTTTTTTTAGACTATTTTAAATAGTTTGTAAAGTCCAGTTTTGATTTTCTTCGTTCCAAGTATACTGATTATCATTATTTGGATAAGGTATAGGTGCTTCCCAATTACATGTTTGTTCATTAAGAACCCATGAATTAAATGGTTTTAAAGGTATAAATGCATCACGTTGTGAATCGTAGGTATATCCAATACCTGCATGGTTTTTTCTTAAAGGAGTTCCATTGTTATTATGAACGCCTCCATGAGTGTTGTAAGAAGTTTGTTTCCAAATAGCGTTTGGTTCATTGTAAAGTGTCCTTAAAAAATTAATTCCTAATTGCTCTTGTTCTATTCCATTAGCATCATGTAAAACTTCGTTAACAACTGAAACTACTGTTGTTACTATATTATTTTCTATTTTTGCAAAACTAGCCATTATGCTGTGTAACTCCCTGATCCGTTAAATTGCATTATTGTATTAGCACCACTTGTCGTAACTGTCGGTGATCCTGTTGTAGTAGATGAATAATTAACAGTGGGTACACTTAATATAACAACTCCTTTACCACCTGCACCAACACTATTTGGAGAAGTTCTTTCTCCTCCACCTCCACCTCCTCCAGTATTAACTGTTCCTGATGTTGCTGCTGTACTAGGATTACTTGCTCCATTACCTCCACCTCCAGTTCCTCCAGTTCCTCTTGTTCCGCCACTAAAAGTACTTCCACCTCCACCACCAGCATAAGTTACTGAGCTTCCTGTTATTGAAGAAGCTGAACCAGCACCTCCATTACCAGCAGTTGAACTATTAGGTGCATTCCCTCCAACAGCACCAGCACCACCTCCTCCTCCTGTTGGATAATTACCAGCGGCTTGGGATGAACTTCCACCATTATTTCCTTGACTTGGTGAAGTATTAGGTGTGTTTCCTGCTCCTCCAGATCCATTATAAGAAGAACCTCCACCAGAACCTCCCGCTATACCATTCGTATTAATAGACTCATTACCACCACCTCCACCACCTGCTGAAGTTATTGTTGTTAATCCTGACCCTGATATTGAAGAATTTGAACCAGAACTGCCTCTGGATTGACTAGGAGTACCACCTCCTGCACCACCATCTCCAACTGTTACTGTAATTACTGTTCCAACTGTTACTGTTTGAGTTGTTGTTCTAAAACCTCCACCACCGCCACCTCCACCATGATCAAACCCACCACCACCTCCTCCTCCAGCCACTACTAAAAAATCTACTGAATAAGGTTGGCCTGGCCAGATATTATTTTTTCTAGCATTAAATTGATCTTGTAATCTCCAAACTCCTTTTGCTGTAGAAGCTGTTGGAGTATTTACTTTACCAATTATACCACCATTACGTTTAGCCATTCATTAACTCCCAATTTAAAATTTCTTCGTTCCATTTATACATATTTTCATCTTGTGGTCTAGCAACGGGTGCATCCCAATTACAAGTAGATTCATTAAGAATCCATGAATTATAAGGTTTTTGTGGAATAAATGCATCTCTATTTGAATCATATGTGTAACCAACACCAGCATGATTTTTTCTAAAAGGAGTTCCTCCTAAAGAATGAACACCTGCATTAGTGTTATATGAAGTTTTTTTCCAAATAGCGTTTGGCTCATTATATAATGTTTTTAAAAATTCTATTCCAATTGATTCTTGTTCTACTCCATTTGAATCTTTTAATACTTCATTAACAACAGAGACAACTGCTATTACGATATTATTTTCTATTTTTGCAAAGCTAGCCATTATGTTGTGTAACTCCCACTTCCGTTAAATTGCATTATTGTATTAGCACCTGACGTTGTAACTGTAGGTGAACCTGTTGTAGTTGATGAATAATTAGCAGTTGGTACACTTAATATAACAACTCCTTTTCCACCAGCACCAGATGATTTTCTATTTCCATCTATACCTCCTCCACCACCTCCACCACCTGTATTAGCAGTTCCAGCAGTTCCATTTAATAATCCACTACCTGCTCCTCCACCTCCTGATCCACCAGATCCTCCTGGTGCTCCAATAGAACCACCACCACCACCACCTGCTCTTGTAACTGAAGAACCTGTTATTGAAGATGCTGTTCCTGCTCCACCATTACCACCTGCTGATGTTGTTCCATTATCACCTACTGCACTAGCACCACCTCCACCCCCAGAACCATAATCTCCACCATTAAAACCAGTACCACCATTGTTTCCTTGACTTGGAGATGTGTTTGGTGTGTTTCCACTACGATTTGCATTAAAACCCTGACAACCACCTCCACCAGAACCACCATTTGTACCATTTGCATTATCAGCCGAACCACCACCACCTCCAGCAGAAGTAATTGTTGTTAAACCTGAACCTGAAATTGAAGAACTACTACCTTGTGTTCCAGTTCCATTATTAGGTGCAGTAGTACCTGCACCACCATCTCCTACTGTTACTGTAATTACTGTACCATTACTATTTACTGTTTGAGTTGATGTTCTATATCCTCCTGCACCACCTCCACCACCAATATTACCTGCTCCTCCTCCACCAGCTATTACTAAAAAATCTATTGAATAAGGTGTTGAGGGCCAAATATTTGAAACACGTGCGTTGAATTGATCTTCAAGAGCCCAGACTCCTGATGCTACTGATGTTGTTGGAGTGTTGACTACTCCTATGATTCCACCGTTCTCTTTTGCCATGGCAAAATTCTCCCGGTTAATTTATTTCTTCGTAACTAATAACGACTTCTAAGTCTGAGTTAGCACTAGCTCCACCGATTATAGATTTATCTTCTTCTAAGTAAAAAGAATTTGTTTTATCTATAACTGATAAAGTCGCATCTGCTGGAACAGCAATTGTAGAAGCTAAAGCATAAGAAGTTCCACTACCTGCAGCTGATGTATTAATATCTATTGTTACATCTGCAGAACTAGTTCCATCTACGTTTGAAACCATAATTGAATTTACTTTAAAAACTTTTCCTGAAGCTGCTGAATTTGCTAACAATACAGTTGTAAGAGTTGTTGTAAGAGCCGCATAGGTTGTCTTACCTGTAATTGTAGTTACGTTTACTATATTTGGATTTGCCATAATTTATCTCCGTTCGTTATTATTATCCGAAAACTATTGCCATTGCAATAGCTTTTCCTGTTGAAATACCTGCTGCCCCAAAGCTTAAAATACCAGAACCATTGGTAAGTATAGCATCTCCACTCGTCCCAGCAGATGTTGGCAAAGTAAGAGCGTTAATAGTGTTTATTTGAGAGTTAACATCTATAACATTAGTTCCATCGGAATATAATAATTTTACACCTTTGTCAGCAGCTGCCCAAGTAGCTCCTGATCCTGAAGTTGTTTTAAATGTAACTGCAAAAGATCCAGTTGTTGCATTTTTTGCAATATATGTTTTTTCAACACCATCTGGAATAACAACGTTAACTGAAGAAGTTAAAGTTCCTGTTAAATTTAAAACAGCATTTTTACCGTTAGAAGTAACACCGTTTGAAAAAGTTAAAGTTGCGCCTGTTGTTGCATTTAATGCAACTGATTCATAACCAGCAATTGCTTGTTGTAGAATGTTTAAATTTGTATTTGTAATATCTCCCCATGTACCGGCGTTTTCGCCTGTGACCATGAGTTCTAGTTTGAGGTCTGTAGAATAACTTGATGCCATATATTAATTCCTTAATTAATTATTTTTATAAAATCTAAGCGGCTGTGTCAATCTCTGTCCAAGTTGCATCAGTTCCGGTATTTACTTCAGTCCAGATTTGATTATTTATACTATTTAACGATATAGTCAATCCATTTCCAGTAACAGGTACTACCACAGTAGTTCCTGCAAATACTGTTCCAAGTGCTATATTTAAGCCTAATCCTGTAACACTTACCGGTGTTAAAGCTTCAGCTATAGCTGTTCCTTGAGCTATATTTAACTGTTCTCCTGTTAATGTAACATTACCTGTTCCAATAACTACTGTTCCAACAGCTAAAGAAACAGTCATTCCAATACCTGTTACTGTAGCATCAGGGCTTGGATCTACTTCACCTTCTGTTATATTTAATTGTTCTCCTGTTACTTCAGCTGTAAAGCTTACATCTACATTTTCATCACCTAATGTAATATTTAATTGTTGACCAGTTAAATCAACATTTCCTGTTCCTGTTACACTTTCTTCACCTAATGATAAATTTAATTGTAAACCAATTCCATCAACAATAACACTTACATCTATAGTTTCATCACCCTGAGTAATATTTAATTGTTGACCTGTTACATCAACTTGTGCACTACCTATTGCAGTTACAGAATTTAAAGAAATATTTATTTGTTGGCCAGTAACTGGAATTTCAGCTAATCCAAAAGCTTGAACTTCACCTAATGATAAATTTAATTGTAAACCAGTTAATGCAATTTCATTATCAATTGCAATATTGACTGATGATAAAGATAATGGAAGATTATTTGATCCACCGTAAGATCCATAGCTCCAGGTTTGTTTTCCCCAAGCTACGTCTAATGGATTATTAACTTCAACAAGTGCCCCTTGGTTTCCCCAAGCACCTTCACCCCAACTGAATATTCCCCAACTTGCCATAATAGGTTACTCCTATTATGCGTTGCCGATTCTTAGAATAGCTGCTGATGTTGTATCTGCTGGAAACTGAATTGTGAATGTTCCAGATGTTGCTGATTTATCACTTCCAAAATCTAATACAGCAACTGCTGCGTTAGTGTTTGATGTATTATAAATCAAAGCTCCAGCTGCAGTTAAAGTAACTCCAGTGAAAGATATATCTGCAAAATCTATAAATGCAACGCCACTAGAAACAAGAGGAGATATGTTTGTAAGAACTCCGCCACCTGTTACGTATTGACCAGTGTTAGCAACTTCATTTGTTGAAGTGTAAACTGTTGTTGCTGAACTTAAAGTTGCTGCAGAAGTATAAAGAGCAAGTTTAAAAACATTTCCTGTTCCAGCAGTAAAATTATGTCCGCCTTGAAGTAATTGTTGTTTAAACGTATTTGCAACTGCTTGTGTTATAGCCATATTAACTCCTAATTAATTAACCTTGTTTTTGAATCTGAGGTGAACCTTCTTGGTATTCATCTCTTCTTCTTCTTCCCATTTGTTCAATAGAGAATCCTTGTAGCATACTTTGATACTTTTGTTCGTAAAATTGTATCATGTCTGCCGGACCCTTTAAAAAACCATACGCCTCAACAAGGCAAGCATATAATAAACCAGAGGGAAACTGCTGACTTAAATATGTTGTCGTATTACTAACAGATAATCCTGCTGGCTTCAAGATATAATTTAATTGCATAGTGTATGTCAAGTCTGGAATTGGGGCTAATACTATTGTTTGCTCATCCCAATAACTAAAATA